TCCACGTGTTCTTCTTCAACACAACCCGTGAACTGAATTATATAATCCGCAAGAGGTCTCCACCACCAAACATTATTACGGAAATAATAACCCTTGTTCTCATCTTCAAACTTATTCATTTGTTCAAAGTAATTGTCTCTTTCTTCGGCCGTGGCTTTGTCCCAATCAATCGTGGGCTTAACTGCACCCTCTTTGAGTTTAGGTTTTAAGCCGTACACATCCATACCCATACATGCTCCATTTGTTGTTTCTTATCTTATGTATATGAGAGAATATAAAAGTCAATAACTTTTTAGTTGTACTTACACACCAAGTTGTCCACGCCCATCCTGGTCACCTTCGCTTCTATCTTAAGTTATTAAATCATGGTCCAAAGAAAACGGCACGGGAACGGGGCTACATCAACCAAACTAACCAAATCAGAAGAACTAGCTGCCCCCTGGTGGTGAGCAGCAGAAGGCCAGCTAGTATTAATATTATAAACCAAAACATATGATGCGGGATACGGGATTACATAGTTGGAATCACGGGCACTTCTTTAACGTTCGTAAACAACGAACCTCCATCATTACCCTCATCGTCTTGCGTTGGGGTCAGCCATGTTCCGTTGTCCAATTTTATCTGGATCGGTTTGAAATCCCATCCTTGCTCTCTCGCTTCGGCATCTGTCATATAACAGACATCCACGATCTTTTTACCCACAAGTAATTTTTTTATTTTCTCTGCCCATTCTTGTTCGATGTTCATCACTGCTCCTTTTGTTAGTTAATGCGGTTTGAAGAAGTATGACCTCACTCAAACCGCTGACATTTATCGGACATTACCCGACACCAAAAACGATCTGTACAAGCTCTTTCCTTTCGAATTCATTTGGCTGTCCCATGTATATAAGATAGGAAATCATCAATGTCAAGCATCATTTGCAAATAACTTTTCCCGCAGCAGACTCCGGTAGCTGAGCTATGGTGATCCGTAATTCGTAATTCATTGATCTTGGTTAACGAAACGGGAACGGGAAATGGGAAAACGGTAGCCCAACGGACGCTAAACAGGAGCTAATTATTTAGAGGATGTCGAGCTACCAACCACAGATATAATCATCGTGGGATAATAGTCAAGCATTATTTTAACATTCTTTTCCTAACACCGCTTCCATCCGGTGAAGGAAGAGCCCGGTGCGTTATTATCTTATTAAGAACCGCGGTCCATGAAACGGGGTGCGGGAAATGGGAAACGGGAAACGTGGAAAACGGATCACGATGCAAGCAAGAGTTGTAGTCGTAAAGTTTAGCGCATCTCTGCCCGAGGTCAAAATTTAAGATAAAAACTTTAGCTCCCATACTACCACGCTTAACAATCCACGCTTTTTGATATTTAGTTAGCGGAGTTTGCTTTCCTTTTTTTACCTTGAGCTCTAACCAAAATTCAGTTCCTTGATAGCAGCCATTCACATCTGGAATGCCAAGGCCAATATTAGTTTCTATTCTTTGAAAGTGTACGTTTGGCAACGCTTTTTTTATTTTTTGATACAGCTTCGATTCTTCCTTTGCCATCAAAATTTCCGTTTACAAGTTGCGTTTGTAGGTAGGGTAAAAACCATTTGTTATCTCTAAACACTTGAGACAAACTATTTGATATTGCGTTAACAATTAATTCCTCGTTTTCTTCTTTTGAAAGGAGATTGCCTTGTGAGTTGAGTCCTGTCTGGTAGACACAAGCGTGAATGACTTCATGCAAGAGTGTGTTAGCTTCTGATCTTGCGTTCTGTTCTTTTTGGATATCGATCTTAGCGTTACTACTGTCATATTCACCTAAAACATTATCATCTTTTTTGTCATCTGTCTCAAAGTTTATTACATTAATTGCAATATCTTCATAACCTATTTTAATCTTTTTTTTCATCAATTTTAATCTCCACTACACCTACTGACATAGGTATCTGTTTATTATGCACACGATGAAACTGCACCCAAAAATCTTCCTTATTCAGATTTTTCATCTTCCTCGATCGCGAGGACTTTTTCAAACGGTATCTCATCTTTCAACTCATTGATTGTTTTGATTAATTCATCTTTTGTCATCGCCGACAAGTCTTGAACTTTAATCTCTTTTCGATCAATATAAAAGCCCGCTGCTTGACCTAATCTAAACTCCGCATTGATTGCTGCTGCCAATTGATTTTTATCTTCTGCTTTTTTTGATAACGAGTCTAATCTTTTTAAATGTCTCAAATAATCTTTGTAGGTATTTGTTTTCATATCGCGCAATCTTTCAATGTACGCAACCACGTGCGGAAATTTATCTGGATTTGTTAACAGACTGCCCCATTTACCAGTCGTGGTTTCAGCGTAGCCCGCTTGCCGAGCTGCTTCTTGCTTTGTACAATCTGGATAATTAGATACATAAAATTCTGCAAAGGCTCGTTGCTTACCCGTTAGCAACTCTGCCCCCTTAAGATTAGATTTTACCTCTTGAGCTAATTGGTTCATAACTTTTCAAAGTATATATAGATATTTTAGAGTAAATAATACAACGAAGGTAAAAAAAGTTTTCTTGTCCAGTAGAATAATAGTACATATATGTTTACATAATTGATTATTAATATTGATTTCATAAGATATATTGAATTTAGTGTTCAGTGTTGTTTCAGGGTAGTATGCTGAAAGAATAACTGTTGATATGTATATCTTATTTGATGTTTTCAGCTTGTCAGTGTACTTTTGAGTTTATTTTTATGTAGTCACATGAAAAGGTCTAAAGTATCTATATACATGACTGAAATTTGTGGATTTGCTTAGTTATTGTCACGGTGAGCTAAACGAATCAGCTCACCGCAACTAACAAAAAGGTAGGTGTGATATTTATACCACGGTCCGTAATCCGCGGTCAACCATACCTTACCCGTTGCTCACGGGTATACTTTCAATTGCCCAGATCGATGTAGGCAATCGTTTACTCTTCGTCCTCGTCTTCATCCTCATCATCTTCGTAATCATCTTCGTCATGATCACACTTAGAATCTTCGAGTTCAATTGCTTTATCGCGTAAAGTAATTAAATCCTCCTCTATTCTATCAATGATGTCTTGAATTGTTTCTTCTTTTTTCTTTGCCATAGTCTACCTCCCCGAGGCCGACATATACAAAAAATTATATGGGATAAAGACCCGTAAAGGCCTTAATTTTTGACGATATATGCCTAACGACTGCTAGGCATATACCTAATTATTTAACTTATTGTTTTTTATATGATTTTACAACATCTTCTGCCATATCAATATAAAACTTCTGAACATTACCAAAGTAATTAGTCCAAAATGTTTTAACTTCGCTGTAAGATGGTATTTGAAATAGTTTTTCCATGTTTATCTCCTTGTTGATAAGTATATATGTTGCAGTGCAACATATTTCAAGGGGTCAATATTGTACTTTATTGTTTTTACCAATAGACTTACATATTAGATAAAAATCTTTTACTGATAATTCTTGTTTCATACGATTTACTATAGCACAACAAAAGACAATGTTACCGTCAATATAAGGTTTATTACTATCTATTCTATCCACCGAAATATTATACATACGCGCAGCATTACCAAAAACGTGTGTCATTTTTAAATTAGAATAAGGACAACGCAAACCAAATTTATCATATTGCTCCTTCCAAATATCTAAAAATTCACTGCAAGTAATCAAGAGCTCATATTTTTCAAATATTTTTAAACGTTTTCTTGTCATTTGATAAAGTCTTCTTACAAAAGAAATAGAATTTTTTGACCAAGAGGCTTTTTGTTCTCTGAGTTTACAAATTTTACACCAAGAATGTAATCTAACACTGTGTGCTACAGAATAAAAAAAAGTTTTTAATTTTAATTCTTTACAGTTAGTGCAAACTTTATAATTGATCGCCCGTTCCGTCGTCGATGTTTCTTCGTTCATTATATTTTTTCCGCCAATTGATGTAATTAATTTGTTCTTTGGTAAAATAGATTTGCTCCTTGTCGACCATGTTGAGATATTTGTCTCTAACCGATTCTTCATTTAATTCTGCTAAATTACAAATAATTTTAAAATGCTCACTACCATCTACAAACCAAAGATGCGCTTGATACTTGAACATGATTAACGAACGCTCCATACCTGGATAAATAACATCTTCGAAAGCACGTTGAATAACTGCTCTCCATAATTTTATTTCGGGTAGGGTTTCGTTTTCGTGTGTT